TCTTTTGCCTTCTGAGAATTCTCTCATAAGGTCACCGTCGTACGTTTTCTTCACTAGGAGCGACATCATGCGTATATCTAAGGCAGAACTAATCCTCGTTCTCAAGCAGTGCGATTTCCAGAAGCAATTTGCATCGTTTCTGGGCTCCGTTCAGCTCTTGTACGTTGATCACTCTACCTTGACTATGCATAATCGCATCTCGGTGGAGAAATACGTTGCTGCAGGCAAAGCATGGGACGCCTACCAAGGGCAGATCGATTTGATGGCTTCCAGAAAATGGAAGATGTCGAAGGAATCTGCTACTCGTGTAGGTGTTCTTTCGCAAATTGCCCTGCAGTTCGGTTGGTACGTAGACGGTGGAGTTCAGCACTAACAACGCTGGTTTTCAAAATCATCTACTTAGTGGTGAATAACCCTAAGGAGATGGTGATGATTACAAGTGCTCTAATGCTGGCTCTTGCTGGTGTTGGCCTGGTGTATCTCCTGTTACTCTTCACAATTTGCTCGATTATTATCGAGTGGTTGAGAGCTTCGTTCTCCTGGTTTAAAGGGAGAGTGAAGCATGAGCGTAACGGGCAGTCTTCAGGACAATGACAGCCTAACAGTTTCCAGCTACTCGGAACTGTTGTACTTCAAACGCAATGATACTTGGTCTATTACGCCAACGCGGAGGTATACCCTGCGGATTTATCGGCACCATCATTTACTATACCGTTCTGAGCCTATTATCTGGTCCCAAAATGGACTGGATCAAGCTATTGAACGGGTAGATTTGGTGTTTCCGACTCATCCTTCAGGGCTTATCTTCGTTATTAGCGTAGAAAGCCTAGTTCAAGGCAGAGGAGTACGAACCGAGGTGAACATAACTGGTGCGATACGGATTAACTCCGGCAAAGTCCGTAAGGACAAGTCTGGGAAGATACGTATTAAAACGGTTGCTACACCTCGTACATTTGGTGTAACAAGCTTAGCAGTTAACCAACAAATTGCGAAGTATCGAAGGAAAACGATGCCTCGCAGTTCGAAGCAAAAGGGTATATCGATTGTTAAAGCGATAAATCCTTATCCGGTGACCCAAAACAAGGCGTATACGGTTCATACTTATACGACAATAAATCCTGTTGGCACTTTTGTCAACACGAATTATCAGTCGTACTTTTTGACCCGCACGTCTGTTAGGACTGTCGGTTTTAAGGCGAAGTCCAAGAAAGGGCTTCTCCCTCTTAATCCGTTTTCTATGCTTATGCAAAAAGCGGATGGAGGCTCATTGTCTATTCATAAGGTGCTTCCGAAGCCGCCGGTTAATTCCGGTAACTTTAGTCACACCGATACGAATGCAATGGCTTATGCTTCGATGGCTGATATTCCTACTAATCATCTTAGTATGGACGAGAACCGGCTTGTTAACAAACTTGCCAGTCGCATAAATGCAGCTGATAGTAACATCCCAGAGGATCTTATTCAGGCCCATCAAACAATCCAGCTATTTACTAGCAATGTAAATAGGTTGAGAGCGTTTGGTAAGCTTAAGAATGGAGGTTCCCTGAGTGATGTGCTAAAAGCCCTCGGCGCGCCAGGCTCTAAACAAGCCTATAAAGAGTACAATGCACTGATTCGGAATGGAGTTTACTCATCCCGTATCTTAAGCCAGATGTGGCTTGAGCTCCGGTATGGTTGGCTCCCTCTTATTCAGGACATCCACGGCTCAATCGCGACCTTTTCACAATATGTGACAAGGAATCGTGGGCTCGCGTCAGTCTCCGCGCGAAATCGAAAGATAAACGATACTACAGTCCCCATAACCGGAGTTACAGGCGATGGCAGCCAGAATGGGTCGAAGTACACCCATACTGTTACTGACATTCGCATGAAAATCTGGTATAATGTCGACAGTAAAGTCGTCAATGCTTTCGCTCAGCTCGGATTCACCTCTCCCACGGCACTGGCGTGGGAGCTAATACCGTTTTCGTTCGTCGTCGATTGGTTCCTACCGATTGGCAACGCCCTTCAATTGTTTCATACTTTTGATGGGCTCGCTTTTCATAAGGGCTTTAAGACGTACTTTACGAAACAATATTGCTCCGTATCTCTACAAGGCGGAACAGAGCCTCCGTACGAGACCGTCAGCATTGATGGCATGGCCTTCTTAGAGGGAGTAAGGGTAAATCGGACGATCTTAACTGATTTTCCGACCCCGAATTTCCCTCGAATGAAGAACCCAGTCTCAACGCTTCATGCGGCTAACGCCGTGGCGTTACTTGTGCAGGCTTTTACTTCTAAGTAGACCAGAGTGGAGTATGAGGTAGAATTTCCTACCTTTCCCGTTTTATTCAGGAGTCATCTCACTATGAGCCAAATAGCTCAAGTAAAGGATTCGTCTATTCTCGACCTTAACGGAGTGAAAACCACTTCCGCAACTGTCGTCATGGACGTCTCTACCGCCGGATCACCCGGCAATCTGGACCCGGAGGGCTTTACGCCCAACGGTATTGCGAAATGGGTTGACCGGTCTTCCGGTTTCCAAATCGCTTACCCGAGCCTCACGTTGTCGAGCAGGCCACCTACTAAGGTGTCTCGCCTGACGCGTGTTCAGGTAAAGTACGTGGTTCCTACGTTGGAAATTACCTCTGCCGCAACGTCGACCGGTATTTCTCCGGCACCGACGAAGGCGTACGAGATCACTGCCAACTTGGAGTTCCTTATCCCTGAGCGTGCCACTCTTGCTGAAAGAACTTTGTTCTACAGCAAGTTTGTTTCGCTCTTGTTTAAGGGTGCACTGAATTCGGCAAACGCCGGCCTGGTAGCTACTGGGTCGCCTATCCCGGATGCAGTCCTGATCCTCGACAAACCGTTCTAACGAACGGCTAGTCAGAGCAGCAGGAATTATCTGCTCTAGATCAAACTTTATGGAGCCACTACTATGTCTTCTAAGAAGCACAGTAAGAAACTTCTTTCGAAGTTCCTGAGCACAAGAGTCTCTGAAAGCGTAACGCCTTCAGCAATCCAAGCGATCCTTCAAGGTCTTGATTGTCCGCGTTCTTTGGCAGTCTGGATCATCATTCGTGATGACCCAGCAGCCTTAAAAACGTTGACCTTCAACCCAAACCACTATATTGATATGGTGGCTTGTCGTGATGCTTATACCGCTACTAAACTAGTATCGAAAGCCAAATTCTTAAAAACTGGCCTGGACCTAGATGAAATAGCTTTGGAGAAATTCCACAGAATGGAACTCCTGTGTAAGCAAACGAATAGTCGATTTAGACACCTTCTTTACGACCCTTCATATAGGGGCCGTAACGTATGGTTGCTTAACGCATTCATACGGAAAATTGAAAGTGTTTTGGTCGGTTATTCACCTGAAGAGCTGTTTGGAGAGGCCAATTGGGGTCCTGGTGTTAGCACCTTGATAAAGGGTGAGAACGCCACTTCAGCCAATAAGTTCCAGTGTGAAACTGGAATCACTCGTGATCTCCACGACTTTGTTTCTCCCCTGTTGGAAAAGGCGTACCCGATGTGGTCGAACCATTTGACCACTAACGGGTTTCCTAACTTTCAGGTGGGAAATAAGGTTGACACAGTACCTAAGGATGCTTTCACTAATCGAGTTATAGCCGTCGAACCAGGGTTTAATCTCTGGTTTCAGAAAGCTATTGGCTCGATGATTAGGAAGCGCCTTAGGGTACATGGGATCGAGCTTAACTATCAGGATCGGAATCAACAGCTTGCTCGTAAAGGGTCTTTAGACTCCTCACTTGCTACCGTTGACTTCAGTTCTGCTAGTGATACTATTTCCAAAGAGTTAGTTCGTGCGGTTTTACCTCCGCATTGGCTTAGCTTAATGGAAGTATGCCGATCACATTGCGGTTTTATCGAAGACAAGCTCGTCCATTGGGAGAAATTCTCTTCAATGGGTAATGGTTTTACATTCGAGCTCGAGTCACTTATCTTCTATTCCGCAGCATTTGTCTGCTGCGAGTACTTAAAGTTGAGTACTCAGGAGGTAAGCGTCTATGGTGACGATGTACTTCTTCCGTCACATGCCTTCGATCTCTTTTCGGAGTTTAGTACGTTCCTTGGTTTTCAGGTTAATCCTGATAAGAGCTTTGATAGCTCTTCACCCTTTCGGGAAAGCTGTGGTTCATACTATTATTCCGGGGTTGACATTAAACCAATATTCATAAAGAATATTGCTCGGAATTTGTTCGATCTTTACAAGCAGCTGAATAGGATTAGGGAATTGTCACATAGACGCCTTTCAAACGTCGGTTGTGATAGTATCCTTAAACCTGCTTGGCTACTCCTTCTCCAAGCGGTTCCTAGGGACTTACGTCTCTATGGACCAAGTGGGAAAGGGGATGGCTCCATCTTAAGTAATTTCGATGAAGCTACTCCTGTTCGTGCTCGGGACGGTATCGAAGGATACTACTTCCGTCAGTTCGCACAGATTGCTGTGAAGCAATCATCCGAGGAAGTTGGGCTATTTCTAGCTCGACTTCGTAATCGGTCTACCCAAGAGCATGGTAATAGCTATGCTCTAAGAGGCCGCACACGGGTTATCTTAATTGTAACCCTAGTCTCACTGTGGTACGATCTCGGTCCGTGGATTTAATCACGGATCTTTCTCGGTTCTCGTTAATTCTTGG